GGTAAACAGCCACATATCAGATGTGATGAATGTCAGAGGATCTGTGACATATGAGAATAGCACAGGTCTCATCACCAGCAGAAAGAAAAAAGAGACATTCAAGTCCAAAGATGGAAAGACAGTGACCAAGACAATAAAAAAAAACCAAAATGGCAAGTGCTGGTCCAATGTGTTAATGGAGCTCACGGAATTTGACAAAAATACAGCTAGAAGGTCTTTAACTCCTGAAGAAAGAGTTAGCACTAACAATCTGCCTCTAGAGAAAACATCACGTCAACTAGAAAAGACTGACACACTGAACATGTTTAAACATGCTGATCTAATATGGCCCTTAGTTACATGGAACTTAAACCAGTCATCACAGATAGTGGCCAAGATGGTTCACAAAGACCAGATAGGTGTGAGAGAGATAGCAGTTCTAAATGCACCTGGGAGGCTTTTGGCTTATGCTATAGAACAGGTTAGTAGAAGCTTGCAGGACTGTGAGCAGTCTGGTGACAACCCTGACCTTGTAAATCAAATTGAAAAAAAATACAAGGATGAAACTGTGAAGAACAGTGTAAAAAAAAAGTCGCATAAATCGCATAAATGGCCACACAGTGGTTTATGACAATGCAGATCAAAGCAAATGGGGCCCTAGCATGCTACCCTACATCCTTTACTTTATGCAAGGATTTAAAACCAAAACCAATATAATTAGAAACCTATTATTTAAGCTCCACATTCAGTTCTCAAATAAGGTTTTTAAAATACCAGATGAGTATTTTTATTGCCTTTCTGACCCAGAGTACCAATCCAATGAATCAAGCAATGATTCCACCATGAGGGCATTGATGAAGTTAAAGGAAATGAGTGAATCAATGGGCAATTTGAGACACCAAATAATATTCTCTCCTGAGGGAATGTTCCAGGGAATATTGGGTGCCACGAGTAGTGTTTATGGTTCTGATGTTATGAGAGCATCCAACCGCATAAACAAGCGTATATTCCAATCTGACAACCTACAAATTGACTCTTTTGTCACATCTGATGATTCAATGAGGATTCTTTACTATCTAAAGACTGGTGACTCCACTGGACTCTACAAGATTATAAAGAAAACTGCTCAAGTTCACAATAAAGTGGGACTCACTTCAGGAATCAAAAGGAACATGACCAAAAGTGTGCACAATCAATATCTTGCTGAGTTTAATAGCATATTTATGACATTATCAGGGACATACATGCCGAGC